CCAAACGGCTCCTGCGGTGCCTCCCTGTGGCGCTGCAGGCCGAAACCGCCGCCGAGTATGCCGCCGTCGTCCAACGGCTTCACGACGCCTGACAAGAAAAAGGCCGCGGCGCCAATTCAGGCAGCCGCGGCCAAGTCTGGGGGGAGGAAACGTCCAATGCGCAACCGACGCATCTGCTGGAGACCAGCAACCCCGCTATGACGGCTGCCAAACCGATTCGCAACCTATTTGCGAAGGGAATTATATACTTCACTCCCGCGGGGCTTCCGGCGCATCCATCGACATCCCGACCGGGGCGAACGGCTGTCCCTTGTCGGTCGCTCCGGAGTGCGTGTAGCCGGCACCGATCGCCAACGCTTGCGCCAGCAACCACGCCGCTTGACGAGCAAGCTCTGGTGGGAATGAGGCAGAAAATCTGCCATCAACCACTAATGCGATGTTCTGGTCATCATAGAACCCAGTCAGGCGCGGGATCACTCTACCGTCTACGACGACGCGCCAAGTCTCGAAGGGGCCGATCAGCAGCGGGTCTTCGGATTGAGCACGCGGTGGCCGCATCGGCGTAACATTATCCATAGTTCGTTCCTTCAACGGGAGTTACGTATGTAGTTCCCTTTGCGAATACCCTCGGCCAGCGATTCCGCCCATAGCGCCGCGGCTACTCCGTCGAAATCCACCCCCCAATCCCTGCACCATGCCCGCTCGTCGCCTCGGTAGTGCACCGAAATATCCGATCGCGCGTCGTGGTGGGGCGCACACAACGGAACTGCTCGATCGTCTCCACAACGCAATCCGCGCGCTTTAAGCTGCACCGTAGTCGGGTGGTGCACAACGATAGGCCCTCGTCGGCAGCCTGGCACGCAGCATCCTTTGCCGTGCAGCCAGGCAATGTGCGCCTTGCACTCGACCCTGGCCGGCTCGCTGATGGTCAGCACCGACTTGTCGATGCGGCCGCGCTTCACCCGCTTCGGCAGCAGCAGCGTCATCAATTCGCCTTCCGACGCCTCTGGCCAATGGCGTCGGCGATGCCCTCCACGAGCCCATTCGCCGCCACCGTGAACGCCGTCGCTGCGTTCACCTTCCCGATGCTGGGATGGCTCGCCGCCTGCTTCAGCGTCTCCGCAACGCTAGCCAAGGTCGCCATTTTCGTCTTCAGCACCAAGGCGAATTCTCGATCGGTCGCCGGTTGCAAGTCGTCGCCGCTGTGCCAATCCCCCGCCGGCGGATCGCTCATAACGGCACATCCCGAAGCGCCACGCCGGCCTCGTCGAGCACAGCGCGGGCAACCGCCAAGTCGGCATGCCACCGGCTTGGTACGGCCTTCTGGGGCCGGCTGACGACCCCAACGATACCGGCCTGGATCATCTCGACAGCACAGCGCGTGCAAGGCGGGCCGCCCCAGATCATCCCCGTGTCGTCCGTGGCCGCGAGATACATCACGCAGCCCTTCGTCCGGATACCAACGCGCGCCGCCGCCAGAATGGCGTTCATCTCGGCATGCACCACCAGGCGCAGCTTGGTTTCCTGGTCGTTCAGACGCTCGGGCGTGTCCGCAATTCCCCGCGGAAACCCGTTGAAGCCGGTGCTGCGAATTTCCCGATCTGGGCCGACTATGAGCGCGCCGACCTTCGTCCGAGGGTCCTTCGACATCCGAGCATGGTGCACCGCCAAGTCGAGGAAATGGTTGTCCCAGCGAGCGCTCATGGACGCCTCACGTCGTCCACATCCGCATGCCGACTCGGCCTTTCTCGTGCAGCGCCTGGGTAAAATACCCCAGCGTTCGCGGTGGCTCGTAACCCGGTCGATCGGCGATCTCCACGATTATCTCCTTGATTTGCCATGGCTCGTACCCCTCCTTCAACCATTGGATCACCGGCTTCCAACTCGCGAACGTCGTTACGCTGCGTATCCCGGCAAGCTGGCACAGTTCCTCGAACACGACGTCAACGTAAAATCCATTGCAACACGGGTGGCCGTCAACCGTTTTTAGGTCGGCCATCCCGGTGTTCAGCGGATCAAAGATTCGCGTTGGATCAGTTGTCGGCGGATCGTCCCACACCCTGCCCTGGCTCTCCCATAACGCCCTTTCTTTCGCGACCATCTTCGCTGTCGCAGCCAAAACTTCCGGCGAGTATTTCGGTTTAGTGATTCCGACCGACGCCGCGACGGTCTCGCGCGTGATATCGTTCAAAGCAGTAAGCGGCTTAGCTACCTTTTGTACAGGTGACTGTACCTGTGACTGTACCTGTGACTGTACCTGCTTCGGTGACTCGGTTGCAGAGCTATTGGATTGCAATTGCGCTGCAATTGCAGAGCTATTGGAGCCACCGTCATACCGCGATTTTGCGGCAGCCGATCGCGCTGCACTGACCTTTTTGGCTCGCTTTCGTTCCATATCCATCCGTTTTTGATACAGTGCGCCATCACGGTTTCCAAAAAATGAGCGGATTTTTTTAGAAATTTTTTGCCAAGATTCCGCTGGCATTCTGACCATATTTGCTAGTTGGTCATCGTCATCCGGAAGCGGACCAACGCGCCAGTACTGCATCAACAGCAAGAGGTAGGCGCCATGCTCAAGGGTCGTTAGGTGACCGGTGTCGGCAAAATAATCGCCGATAAAGAGCGGCATCCAGGCGTCACGCTTAGCCATTTGTCGCCTCCTTAAAGCTGGCCGTCTGGCCATCGAATCGCAATTGCACAGTAGACGGTTCGCCGTCGCGCACCTTCTCGCAGACGAGTTCCGCCTTGCCAGCCATCTCCTGGCGTTGCACCAATCGCTCAGAACACGCGTTGGCATATTTTTCTGTGGACTGGCCGGCTTCTCTGGGGGGATCATCCCGAGGGATGTATTGCTCCGGCCGGTAGACGAAACTGACGGTATCCGCGTTCTGCTCGATCGCGCCGGACTGCCGCAGATCGGCCAGGACAGGCCGGTGATCATCCCGTCCCGAAGGTGCCCGATTAAGCTGGGCCAGGAGCAACACGGGGCACTGGAACTGCTTCGCCACCGCCAGCATGGTGTTCGCCACCTGAGTCACGCCGGCGGTGGGTCCATGCTTCGCCGAAGTGTCTTCCGGCTCGACCAGGTGCAGATGGTCGACTACGATCAGGTCGATGCGCTGCTTCCTGGCCTCGACGCGGCATTTCGTCATGATCTCTGCCGCCGACATCACGCCACCGTCGTGGATCACCAGGGGCAAGCCAGCCAGTTCCTTACGGGCCGCGATAAGCTGGTCCGCCTGAAACTGATGTTTGCCCTGCCGCATACGCCAGATCGGCACCCCGGAGGCTGAAGACAGCACACGTCGGCCCAGCGCGGCCGCCGACATCTCCAGCGAAAACTCCACTACGAAGGCACCCCGACGGGCCGCGCTGATCGCCCACTGCTGGCCCATCGAGCTTTTCCCCGAGCCGGTTCTGCCGGCAAGCGCATTCAAAGTCGATGGCTCCAGGCCGCCCAGGACGCGGTCCACGCTCGGCATGCCGGTCGACAGTCCCACAACGCCGCCAGTGGCAAACGCCTGGTCAGCGAGCGCCAGCGCCTTGTCCATGGCCTCGTCCAACGATACCCCTCGGCGCCGCGTCCCTCCCCCCGTCAGAAGCTTCTCGATCGTGCCCAGCGCTTCGGTCATCACCGCGTCGGTGTCGGTGCCGTCCCCGAAGGCGCGGTTGACCAAGGCTTCCCCGGTCTCGATCAATTGCCGGCGGATCCAGGTCTCGTGGATGGCGTGGCCGTACTCGGCTGCGGTCAATGGGCTGACCATCGCCGCCTGAAGCTGGGCGAGGTAAGGCAGCCCCCCGACTTCGGCCAACGCCCCCGTATTCTCGAATTCAATCCGCAGCGTGATGACATCGGCGACCTGGCCGTTCCGGATGCGTTTGGCCGCCGCAGCGAACACTCGACCGTTCACCGGGTCGGCAAAGTGTTCTGGCTTCAGGAAGTCATCCACCCGGGCGAAGGCCTTGGGGGTGGCCATGATCGCCCCGAGGAGGGCTTGTTCCGCCAGGACATTGGCGGGCGGCATACGCATGTTGGCACCCAGCATCACCACCTCCGCTTCCGTCGCTGATTGTCCGCCGTCATGCACACCGCCCGCCGTCTGTCGGGGCGGTCTCTGGCAAAGCAGAACCGCGCGAGTCTATGCCAATCCCGGCAAGCGTGGCACCACTTGAAGCCAGCATCGGCCATCTCGCGGTATCCGGATTCGGTCAGCCGCAGCCGCTTCGCGGCTATTCGAATAGCCCCTTTGGCGCTGCCCATCAGTAGCCCCTCCGAACGAATTTATGCTTGGCGAACGAACCGACCATCCTGGCTCCGAGGGCAGTCATCTCGGCGTGCGTCCGCGTACGGTCGCCAGCCTTGCGGGCAACCATACGGCCGTTGATCTGGTAGGTTCGCTCCGGCTTCGTGCGCCCTTCGTATTGCCAGTTGTCGGCCCGGTAGATCGCGCCATTGTGGCCACGCCACTCATCGGCATAGGTGACGAGACATGGCCAAAGGCTGCGGTCGATTGCTCGCCGCGAGCGGGCCAGCAGGAAAGTACAGGCGTTCGTCGGCACGTCGGGCCGAATGACCAGCCTGGAAAGAGACAGGACGCCCTGCCAGTTCGCCGGATAGGTTGCCAGTGCCGCGCCCTTGGTCGGCGGTATCCACCAAGCCACGCCAGCGCATTCGGCTTCCCAGAAGGCGTCTTTGCGAAACAGTCCGTGCAGATAAGTGAAGGTGTTCGACGCACCCTTTGCGTAGTGGAACGCTTCGACCATCCGACGCGCGACTCCGACATCCACGTCGCGCACAATCCAGTCGCCTTTTCGCAGTTTCCCGGCATTTTCATCGGCCATGCCGCCTCAGTACACCCGGTAACCGGATTGCAGCAGCCCTTTGGCGATGGCGAACGGCTTCTTGCCCATCGACTTGCGGCGCTGGTTCACATTGTTCGTGTTACCGTCGAACCGCATGCCCTGGCTGGCCGCCCAGTCGGCGATCTCCCGCCAACTCGCGACACGGTATTCCTCCTGCCACATATGCCGCTCGATCGGCGGTACGCTATGCGCATGCGGTGCACGCTCGCGCTCAAATTCCTCAGCCCACCGGTCGCTCATGGCACGGCCTCGTAAAGCTCGTGCGGCCGTCCCTCGCCATGCCGGCGTCGACCGATCGACCGGATATACCCCTCGCGGAGTAACTCACCCATCCGCCTGGACGCGGTGCCCTCTGGTATGCCGCTGGCCACCGCAACCTCTTTGGGAGTCCTTGCCCCAGCCGAGATGCAGGCCAGCGTCGCCCTGGCGGATTTTCGTGTTTTTGCCAACGGCCGAGGCTTCGCCTTGTTGTGCGAAGCCACTTCATCCACTACATGTTGATTCGTCGGCGAATCGCCGAACACCTGCTCCATTGGGCCCTCCATCGCACATGTGGCCGCGTCGGTCCCGATCCCCACCGGGGCCGACGCTTGGGCGCAATGGTTCCATGACAATTTCGCTAGCGCAATCCCTTTTGCGTGAGGCCGACGTTAATTTAAGAGTAATTATTCTGCGGCAGCGGCTTGACGCGCTGGCCAATGTTCGAAACACCACGCCCGGGTCGCAACCCCTCGTCTGAGCACCAGTTTCGCGAGCGGCTGGACGTTCGCCGCCACCGTCTGATCGGTACCAGGGGAAATGCTGAAAATGTCATCCGAGCCGCAGCAGAAGCACCGCAGCCGCTCGCCTGTGATGATCCATGTGCCGGTCTGCTTGTCCCCGCCGGCAGTCACCAGTTCAGCACGAGCGGCGTGCACCACCGTCACTGGAGTTCTTCGACCGTCACCACGGTCATCAGCCTCATCGGTTTGCCACTCGCCTTCACTTGGCTGGCGATGATCTCGCACCGGTCCGGGCTGTCGTCTTCGATGATGCCGAGCCCCTTAGGATGGCGTCTGGACGGCATGCACAGCGCATCCGCCAGCCACTTGTTGCTCGACATGAGGTTGTCCTGGTCGAGCAGTTTCTTGCCGTGCCTGACGACAGACAGACGGCACCGCGCGAAAGGCGGCCGCGGGTAATGTGCCGGGCCGCCGATCGCTGCGATTACCTCCAATACAAGCTTGTCCCGCTCGCGACTGCGTTTAGCCCAGTGCATATTGTCGCGGACGTTCAGCGACGGGAGAACGATCGGCAGCACGAACTCTAGACGACGGTTCCTACTCTCAGGAGCCGACAACCCGTCACAGGTCTTATACGCTTCGTCTGCGCGGTATGCCTGTTTCGCCGGCGCGCCGTGCCCGTTTAGATGGTCGGTGGGGCGCGCGCCCGTCACTCCATTCTGTCTCAAGCCAGCGCAGCCGGCGGCAGGCCGTCGAGCACCGATACGTTGGTGCCTTGGCCCTTGCGTCCGCCGCGCTTCTTTATGCCGTTCGATATCTTTGCTCCCCATTCAGCGGACATTCTCATTTTCGCCATTCGAACATCGTAGGCCGCTCGCCATACCGGATCAGCAAAATGTCGCTTCATCACTTCGCCATGGCGTCTTTTCCATTCTGGATCGGCAGCACGCCGACGTGCACTAGCCGACATCTGCGCTCTCACTTCAGGGGCCGCTTGGGCGATCGCTCGCGCAACCTCATTCTTCGCGCTCCACGCTCTGTCAGCATGTAGCTTTTTCGATGTCTCTGACATTCGACGGCGCACATCAGGATCGGAAAGATACCGAGATAGCGCCGCCGAATTTTTTGCCTGCGCCACTGGATCCCGATGAACCACAGCAAGCCGCTTCGCGTTCGCCGCTCGCCACACCGGGTCTTGGGCCCTACGTCTCGCTGACTTGGTCGTTCCCCAAGTCCCTGGACCGACGCCGCCCTCTCCTTCATTTCGGCAAAATAGGTCAGATCGGATCACTTCGGCCGACACCAAAGCCGCCTCAGCTATGAAGGCGTCTCCCTCGGTCGCGAAGAACTCCACAACCTGAACAATCAATTCTCGGGGGCGGCGATGCCGACGGACCCAATTCCCCGAACCGAGGTAGCCATCCCTCAATCTCTTCGTCGAATGCTTCCCTCCGTACCATTCCATCGTGTCGGGATGAAAGGTGACATAAGTATAATGCCAGAACCCTTCAGCATCGGGCGGCGGCGCGGTCGTTGGCAGCACCAGCCTGCCGCGCACCCTCGGCCGAGGCAACGTCGCCGACATCAAGTCGGGGTCCCCTTCTTTGGTCGCTTTGCCGGCGACCCGAGAGCGGCCAACGCCATAGCGACGCCAAGCATCTCGGCGTTCACCAATTCCTCTCGTGCGCCAGTTTTCGCTCTTGCAGGGCAATTTCGTCGATCTTCGCTTGAAGGGTCGCCATCTGCGCCTCGACACGCTCGCGGGCCGTCTTACCCCTTTCCATTGGCACGTCCTTTCTTTTTCTGCGGCTCATAACTCACAACCGGCTTGAACCCCAGCGCGGCGCAGATCATTGGACCTGGCCGCCGCCGTCCCTTCAGAACGTCGCAGACATACGACTCGGAAATACGGTACCGACCGGCCCAGTCTCGTTGGGAACCAGCCTTCGCGCATGCCGTACGCAACAAAGCGACAATTTCGTCCGTCATCATTAACTCTCATATAGGGGCTTGCGCCGTTCCGCGCAACTGCGTATTTGTTGCGACATGCCGCTTCCAGAAACACCAAATCCAGGCTGGTATGCCACACGCTTCAAGCGCGGCGGTCCGTTCGTCGCGTGCCGGATCGTGCTCGACGATGGTTTGTGGGCGTTCTTCATCAACGGTAAGCTCGATGGCCAACCTCACGAGGACCCTTGGCGGGCGTCCCCACGCGCTGAGTGGATTGCCTTCTCGCGGAAGAAACTCACGCCTGAGGAATACGCCGCCATGTTGGCAGCGGCAGACTCCGCCTCGGTCGATGACCCGTTGGCGCGTCCGGGCGCCCCCGTGGACCTGCGTGCTGCCCCACCCCTGTATCGCAAAAAGGAGACAAGCCCATGACCGCAACCACCATCGCGATCGCAATCAAGTTCCGCTCGTGGAGCGGACGCGCCGCGCTCTCGATCGACGTTCCAACCGGCACGCCAGAACGCTGGCGCATCCAGACAGCATTGCAAATAGCAGTTAGGGCCGGTGCCGACCTGACCGGCGCCGACCTGACCGGCGCCGACCTGACCGACGCCGACCTGACCGGCGCCGACCTGACCGGCGCCCACCTGACCGGCGCCAACCTGACCGACGCCGCTCTGCCCGGCGCCGACCTGACCCACGCCAACTTGACCCGCGCCCACCTGACCGGCGCCCACTTGACCCGCGCCCACCTGACCGGCGCCCACTTGACCCGCGCCCACCTGACCCACGCCAACCTGACCGACGCCGCTCTGCCCGGCGCCGACCTGACCGGCGCCGACCTGACCGACGCCAACCTGACCGGCGCCCACCTGACCGGCGCCCACTTGACCCGCGCCCACCTGACCAGCGCCGACCTGACCTCTATTAAACAGGACACGATCGCCGAAATCCTACGGATGCCCAATGAACTCGATGCGCTACGACTCGCGATCGTCGAGGGGCGGATTGATGGCTCGACTTATTCTGGAGACTGCGCCTGCTTGGCTGGCACTCTTGCGAAGGCGCGCGGGATTACTGATTATGACGGCGACGACATCACCAATGGTCTGACGTTCCACGCTTCCGCGTCATCCCCTCGAGAGCGGTTTTTCACAACGATCCGACGCGGCGACACACCAGAGACAAACGGTGCCGCCCAGGTCGCGCTCGACTGGATCGATGAGGCGATCGCGATCCGCGACAACATCCGAGCGACGGCAGGGAAGGCAACCACGTCATGACCGAACGCCGTATGATGGTGACCATTGGCTACGACCACTATGTCGGGCACCCAAGCGATATCGCTGAACTCATCAATATCGGTGACCGGCTGATCCGAGTGGAATTCCGAAACGGCAAGCACGACAAGATGCACTCGCAGGCAGAACAGCGTTCGCCTGTCAGCACAGTGCAGTTCATCCAATGGGATGGCGAGCCGGTCGAAGAACAACCGAGCGCGGCCACGCCGAGAGCGCCAGACGAGATTGAGCCGGTGCCAGCGCGGGCTCGTGACTTCTCGAAATGGGAAGACTGGCTGGCTGAATGCCGACGCATCGAGGGGAAAACGCAATATCCCGAGACGGAGAAGCGGCTGCGGACGTTCTTCGACGCCGGACAGACCCCTGAAACAGCTATCGATGAAACAGCTATCGAAATTCCGTTCTGAGGGTGAAGTGATGGAAGCCGCCGTTCCACCGACCGACGAGCACATCTACGCCGCGAGCCAACTGGTGGCGCAGTTGGAGCACGGAGATGAAACGCACCGAGAATGGTTGCGGGAACGTGCGATTCCACTTCTGGCGGCGGGGTTAGCCGAAGCTGAGGAGGACGGCCGGCGCCGCAGTGCTGGAGGCAACTCTCCCCCTTCTGAACTTCTGCCCGAGCGGCTGATCGACCCCACTGCTATCGCCCCACTGCTCGATGCCAACTACGGGCCCCTGAAGGCGCGCAGCGCGGAACTCACCGAAGCGGCCGAGGCGTGGAAGGCCGACATGGGGTGCGTCACCGTGACCGACCAGCAGGCCGCAGCGGAGTTGGCCGATCTGCTTCAGCAGATCGCCGACTTCGCTCAGAAGAAGGACGATGCCGAGGTTGAGGAAACTCGGAAGAAGGTGAAGAAGCCTGTTTTTGAAGCCGGCAAAGAAATCGACGGCTGGTTCGCTGCGCTGGTGGAGCGGTTGCAGGAAATTGCCGGATTGCCGCCCTATAGCGCTGGCGCTGGCACCATGCAGAACGCCTTGAATGTCTGGGTGCGCGCGGAATCTTCCAGGAAGCAAGCTGCGGCACAGCTAGAGGCTAAACGGCTCGCTGACGAAGCAGCAGCAGCCGTCGAAGCTGCGCGCCAGGCGGACCCCGAGCAGTTCGATGAT